GTATTTAACCCTAGCACCCTAAAGACTTCTTTAGATACTGTCAGAATAAACTCGCCACCTGAGCCTCCAGAATTATCAATCCAATCATGTACATCAAACTCCGTAAAGTCTAATATCTCTCCTTTTTTCAATAAAGGATAAGCCGCAGCATGATAGATAAATATTCTTAAGAATGGCAGTAATTGCTTACCTAACAAATCCGATAAATCAGTTACCGATGCATCAAAGTGAGTAAGCGTTTGCTCTAAGGCATAATTGCCAAAGAACATCTGCCTATCAAACTCACCTATTTTGTAAGTTAAATGTCCTTCCATAAATTAGTAACCAGGATAAGGATCTACTTCAGTAATATCACCGTCACCTAACAAAGTACCTGTAAAGGTAATAAACTCACCCTCAGCACCTGTAATTTCTAAAGCGCTAAAATAAGCTGCTCCATATTGTGCAGCAAAATTAGGCTCTTCTGTTCCATTTTCTTTTAATAATGCTATCTGGTATTCAGTCAAAGCCTTTGCTCTAGCAAGGTTTTTAATAGTATCCCAAGATGCTTTAGCGGTATCACCACCTGCACCGCTTGTATCTGTAAAAACTCCCTCAAAAGGAATCTCATAAGAATAACTAGTCGGTTTGCGTCTGGTAACTCCCGGATCGCATTTAGTTACAGTCTCAGCAAAATCCCATGATTCGCTAATGCCGTTTGAAGTCAAACACGCTACTGGTTTCCAAGCGCCACCTGTGCGAATGTAAAGCATGAATAAACTTCCTGAGTAAAATTGCTCGTCTGCCATTTTAATTTCTATTTAATTTGTGTTGAAAAGTTAATATGTATTGAAATATGTTTTCTGTTTCTGTTTCTAAAATTGCCTCATTTGTTAATAATTGTAAGGTTTCAACATTTATAAAGTTAGACAAAGTTAAGTTAGTAACCTGTATTCTGTTTTGTATTTCCTCACCGATAACCATAGCAAAACTTAAATCACCATTCCCATTCGGGTATTTGGTTACTATCTGCACATTAATAGTACAAAGATACCAATATCCGCACTTTGTTTGCTCTTGTAATCTTGTCTGGCTTGATAATATAACGTACTTAGCCGGGACATTCTTTAAAGGTGCTGACTTTGAATATACTGGAATAGTAACACCACCAACTATTAAATTGGCTAGTGTACTCTTGTATGCATTCAGTATTGCTAGGTTAGCATCCTTCATTTGTCAAATATAATTATTTTTTTGCATTATATTTTCGTGTTTCAACTTCCAATACTTTCAGTAAAGTTTTAGGATATTGCTGAATGCCTTCAAGGTAGCTAGGAATAAAAAAAGGTTTTGCAGGATAATTTCTTATTTTAATTCCTTTGCCCTTAAAAGGTGCTGCCATCTCTGAGAATCCTTTAGGAATACTAACACCCCCTCCAGTACCGAACTCAACATAAGCAGCATAAGGAGCATTTGCAAAAAAGAATGATCTATTAATAGCTATTGTAGCAATTGTTTTGCCTATGGATTGTCTTAACTGCCCTAAATCTACTACAACTCTTAACTTAGCCTGATTAACCATGCCTTGAGTAGTTTCGTTTGTAACCGCAACCGCTAATCTATTAGCATCTTGACCAAAAGATTTAATCTGAGATAAAAGTTTGGAAATATTTATTTTAGAAGCCATTATTATCATCAGTAACGGATGCCAAAATCTCATAAAATCTAAATGTATCATCTACATTCCTGATTGAATGAATAGTAAAAAAATTCAATTCGTACAGAATGCGCATATCTTTTTTAGGTGCAAAATCTTTTCTAATACGAATCGTAAATCTAAAGGTTTGGTTTATAACCTGTTCTTGAGCTTGTAACTGTCTATTGCCATCATACGGCTTTATATTTGACCATGTAGATAATACAGGTACAAAGGTAATGACATAATCTTGATTGGCATTTTCAACCGAAGTAAATGTGCCAAATGTAATGCGCTTATCTAATTTGCCTGGATTCATTAGAATAAAGTTATTCGTCTGTAAGGAGATAGTAACAAATTTGCAATAGTAGGCATACCTTGAACTGGATTGTCTCTATTCTCATAATAGAAGGCTATCATTTCTTTGATTGCAGTTTCTATATCGTCTGGAACCTCAGAACCTCCCTCATAATTCCATCCGTAACCAGCGACATAGGTAACAATGTTAAATCCAGGTGCTCCAGATATTACCTCTGTAAATCCCGGTGTTTCTATCGTCTCAAAAGTTAATACTTCTAAATCAGGATTTGTTACGTCCTCAACTGATAGCAAAGGATACTCATATATTTTTAGCGCACCTGTTACTGGAGTGATTGCAGTTAATTGTCTTTGCCATAATATTTGTAAGGTCAACTGCTCAGCTTGATTAACCGCAGATTTTATTAATGATGTAATTAAGCCATCTTCGATTGTATAGTCTAGGTCTAGTCTTAGGTACATCTTTGCATCCGCTAGGCTCACTACATTTAACTGGTTCATTCTCTTTAGGTTTAAAAGGTTGCTTTAAATACTCTTTTTTTTCCATTATAATAACGCTAAATTACATATTTTATTTAACCAATTTTCAAACTTGGGCAATTCCTTAGTAGGATCTAATTCCATCGCCCTTTCTAAAGGTGTTTTCTTAGTTTGTATATCATCAATATTCGTAATAGCATCTACCCATCCTTGTATATCGTTTCTCTTGACGAATATCCCTGCATCTGACAGACTATCTCTAAAGCCTAGTATATCAGATGCAATCACAGGAATATTGCAACACAAGGCTTCTATTTGAGCCATTCCGTAACTTTCATATTCGCTAGGCGCAATGAGTAGCTTTGTCATTGCCAGATACTTGCGCACATCATCTACCAACGGCACATATTTTATGTTCTTGACTTTCTCATCTTTGATCTGGTGATAGTACCCACCTTGCACCGCCATAAATTTAACATTCGGCATCCGCTTAGCTATCTCTATTAATATCTGACCGCCTTTGTTTTCGTTATGATTTATCAGCGTGACATACTCAGCATATGGTCTATTGGTTGAGTAATCTCGGTAATCAATCGGCGCGTATAAAGTGTAGGTTTGCTGATTATAGTTTAATTCTCTCTTAGTGTTTTCGCAATTATATACTGTGTAAACATTCGGCCTAATATTGACTTGCGGATAGCCTACGTTATTATGTGCAAAGTTTATTACCTTTTTAGCTTTTAGCCTTTGTTTATTCATTGCATAGTAAGTGCCAGATAGTTGGCAGAATACTAAATCTGCCCAGTCCCACAAATTATTATGGCAGTCTTTGTAATTATCTTTAGCCTTGTAGACCTCTATGCCATCAAACCTGTAATTCTCAGGGCATCTAGTAACGGCCTTGATTTCATGCCCTTTACTCATTAAATACTTTACAACCCGATGCAGATAAATTTCAGAACCTGCCCTTTGGTGAGGTAAGTAAATGCCTGGACTTAATAGAATTTTCATGTTACAGGTATAAACAAATATGGTCTCTGTATCTTTAATGTTCTGCCATCGTAATTGTGTAAATCGCTTCTATGGTAATGAATAGCTTGTATTCGACTAGCAGGATTATATAATGCATAACCTGAACTATTTAACTCATAAGCTATTCTATTATCACAACCGGGTATGCCTAAAAAGAAATCGCAGAAATTTACATTGCGCATCTTACCTCTAAATATCCATACATCTTGACTAAATCTCTCATTGTGTAGCTTTAGACCTCCCGGCTTATCATCCCATCTACTCAGCGCTATGCATTGCCTTTCAGTTAAATTTAAAACATTCAGCGTATGATTAAAATAAATATCTGTGTTAGCCACTATTGATATATCATCCCTGCTAGTGACTGTTCTATCTATGAGATTAAAAAAATCCCGATAGGTAGGTCTTTTAAATGGTATGATTACCAATTTGTCAGAATTTGGCAACTCCACCTCACCCTCTACAAATAGATAAATCTTATTAATATGCAGATTAGCTAAATTCTTATTTAAGCAATATATTAACTCTTTTTGCCTAACTGCGCTTTTATCTGTGTAAATTGAAGTAAAAAGATTAATCATACTGATTTATTATTTCTTTATAATTTTTATGGTATTTATCTATGGCATGATAACCAACAGAGCCTAACTCAAATTCTGTTTCTACCGCAAACTTATTGCAGGTTTCTTTATCGGGCAATTTATACCCCAGCTGCCGCATCATGTTACAAAAGTAAATATCTTCATTGCCATGTACTGCCATTCCTTGATAAGGATGATTTAAACAAATTTCGTGCATAACTTTAGGATTGCGAATACTTAAACCTCCATTCATGCAACCTGGTATGTTCTTAATCCACGCTCCGATAAAATCCCATTCCAAAAACTCCTCAATCCCATCTTTAAGTAATCCAGAATCATGTTGAAACACTATCACCCGGTCAAACCTACAACCACGCCAAAAACTAGGATTAGTCAAGATACTATTATAAATCTGAGGAGTTTTTATTTGGTAAATACCATCTTCATACGGCGGTCTAATATTAAATACATCCCATGAGTTAGGTATAAATTTTTTATGTCTTTGCATAGCTTCTTTAGCTACATCTTCCCGATCATCAACTATTATAGCTGCATTCATACTAATTCTTTGTTGTAATTATGATGGCTTTTTAAATAGCTTGGCAAAACTGATTTATCAAATGGCACAGGATTCCAAAGGTTTAACGCTACACAATGCACATCATCAAATTGATTATCTGGTTTCCATTTATAGAAACAATGATTTAACCAGTCTTTGCGCACCTCATGAGCATGGCCAAATACATTATACTTGTATCTCATGATAGGCTCTGGCTGACAGGTGCTAAAATGATAGATAGTCTGTTTTAGGTTTAAATCCTGAGTATGTTCTTTTCTGTGCAAGTTTTCTAATCGAATAGGTCTAAATCCATCATAACAAGCATAGTCAAAAGACCGCCATAAGTTAATAAAACCGTCAATTCCATAAAATCTATCAATTCCCCTATATGCATATTTTAAAGATGCTTCTAATTCATCCGTTTTATAAACTTCATCCGAATCAACAGTCAGAACCAGATCATACCCATCTGAGTATTTATACTTGACCGACCTGTGTTCATTCTCTGCTCCATATCTATCTGCCCTATCCCAAATCATTTTATCCCGTAAAACCTCTTTACAAGTATCAAAAATATACTGCTCATTATCTGGACATTGCATTTGAGTTCCATGTCCTTGCGATGGCATCATGCTATAAGCTATAACCATTTTATCTACGTTATGCACAACGGACATTAACGCCTCACGCAAGTAATCACCTGCATAATGAATTGTCATAAACCCTAATACTTTAATTTTCATAAATATGAATTAAATTCTTTATCATTTTATCAAATGTATAATTTGCTTTTACAAAATTATTGCCTTGATGCGCTATTGCCTGTCGCTCTGCCTGATTGTTGTCATCCAGGTAATAGTTAATTAAATTTAACAATTCGGGCAAGGTATTCCAGACTCTAACATGAACGCCATCAATGAATGGCATGTTAGGATATGATTTGCATAAACAAAACGCCCCAGATCCTAATATTCTGTATATCCGATCGGAAGTATAGGAATCTACATCGTAATGGCTTAGATTGATAGCTATTTTAGTCGCTCTATATGCTTTTGATTCCTCAGCTTGTGAATGGTTATAATTACCGGCAGCATTATACCAATTGTTGCCATAAACCCCATAAATCTGCCCGAAGTATTTATGTAGCATACTATTCATTTCAATTCGCAATTTACTTAACGGAAATTGAGCCTGTCCGTAATTATTACCGAAAAATGAAATCTCTCTGCAAGTGCCTACATTGCCTACTGGAGTATAAATCTCAGGATCATAACCAATCTCTAAATATCCGCCATTTACTACATTGCCGACATCGCGCATATTTGAAAACAAAGTTTTATTAATATAAGGAGACATCTCTATCATCCA